GACACCTTCAGGAAAGTTGGACTGCTGAGCAGGATACCCATCCATTGATTCAATCACACGTTGATTGAGAGTCTCGTCTGGTTGTTGATATGTCCTGCACACGACAGGAAACATATGTACTTCAGTCCCTTGCATAGTCACTAAGTTTCAATGGTCCAAGATCATCATTCCATGATTCTACTTTGACTTTACTCATAGGTTTACCCCATCCGCCTTGGTTAATACCCCCATCAGGATAGGTATTGAAGGCAATAGTATACCTATCAACATCATCATGATTGGGTAAACTAGCATGGATCATGTAACTAGGAAATACAACCAACCCACCTGGACCACCATGAAATGCCAACTCCTGAGCGATTTTACCATCTAAATGGAAAGATCCCCACTCTCTCTGGAAGAGGGGGTCAACAAAGATTGTAGGAGCACCTTTAGTGAGGTAGAAGATACCACTCAGATAAGACATAGGATGTCTGTGAGCATCATGATGATGAGCAGAATTTGCTAGGGATCTATTTGCCCATGCCTTATTGACTGCCAGACGATCACAATCGTAACCAGCATCAAAGTGAATGGTATCCACACACTCCTGAAACCAGGACATGAGTGGTTTGAATACTTCCCTACGATGAATGTCATCGCTTGTTTTAACACCAGTAGGTTCGTTGTATGCTTTATACTCTACGTCTTGTAAAAGACCTAGAGTAGTGTCAACTAAAAATTGATCACAACGAAACTCATAACACTGGACAGGAAAGAAGTTTAGTGCTTCGTAATTTTGCCTCACATGTATCCCTCATATGGATTTGGTTTTGCCTCCAACAACACACCGTTAACCTTATTAATTAGATCTTCCATAGAGTAATGCAACTTACGGTATCCACTACCAACATAAAGTTGACCTAGCAGTACTGAAACAGTAGCAACACCCCAGAAGATGTAATAAAATTTGGACTTAACTTGTGCTCTCCTCTTTTCAATCATCACATGATCAGTTTTTTACTAGGGGTCTCAATGATACTAAACATTTGCTCAAACTGTTTGACTACTGCCTCTTGAGTGTCCAGAGGACCGAAGACAAGGTAGTCTTTGGGGACAGTCACAGGTGCATCACGTCCATTCAGGAGTGGTGCCCAAGGAGCAAACCCCAGTCTACCTTCTCCACTAGGGATAGCGACAATAGGGTTACAGAAGGTGACACTAAGTGCAGTGTCTTCGATCAGGTCTGCAACGACATCTTCGCCAGACCGCATACGGAATAGTTTTACATTCATTTGAATTCACATCTCATCATTAACTCAGTCAGGAATGCCACCATGTTGATCTCTTGGTCAACAACGAAAGCAGACTTATACTGATACTCAGAGATGACCAGCACTGCTTCAGGAATGGACTTTGGTTGGACATGGGTGTAGAGGTTGTCATAGATTTTTCTCATAATAGAAATAGGCTCGTTGTCCATATTCTGAGTCACCCACTTCTTCATGTTGGTAAACTCTTTTGTGCGAATATATCCCACGAGGTTGGTAATATTGATGTCATTGGAGACACCAAGGATACCTGTGTCAATCTTTCCCGAAGAAGAATACCGTTGCAACTCATTGAGTGTGCGACGGAAGTCAGGGAAATGTTTCTGGACCACCTCAGCGACAACCTTTGGCTCATAGTTGACGCCTTCACTATCTAGGATAGTTTTGACACGGTTGAAGAATGCTCCTGCCAGTGCTCGCTTCTCCTCACCTTTGAGGGAGAATTCAACAACAGAGCATCGTGAGTGTAGAGGGGAGATGATCTTGTTCTTGTAGTTACAAGTGAAGATAAATCTACAGTTACCTTGAAACTCTTCGATGCAAGCACGAAGAAGCATCTGCACATCAGGTGTGGTGTTGTCTGCCTCATCAATAATGATGACCTTGTGCTTAGCAGTAGAGGTCAACGATACTGTGGAAGCATATACCTTTGCCTGATTACGGACGGTATCGAGGAAACGACCTTCGTCAGATCCGTTGATAACCAGACAGTCAGCACCTAACTCTTTACACAGTGCCTTAGCGATAGTAGTTTTACCAACACCAGCAGACCCTGAGAGTAAGAGATTAGGGATCTCACCCTGATCAAGGAAACCTTGAAAGATTTCCTTAGTGCTTCCTGGTAGAATG